AAAGAACTTAGATAATATCGTAAGTTTATATCTAAAAGGTCTATTAACCTTTCAAAGAAAATACGATATTGAATATGTTGGTCCATCTAACGAACATATGGTTAGATTTAAGTGGTATGTTCTTACCATAGATAAAAAGAAGACAATCAAAGATATTAAAAATGTTATCAAGGAAGGAAAAGTTGCCTAATAAACTACAATGGCAGTATTGGATAGATAAAGTTTGGTTCTATTTCAAGATATTTTTTGCCCTATGTGTATTCGGTATGATTACTTTTGGTTGGGGTACTTTTTATCCTAACAGGTCAACGATTGCAATAGTTAATACTGAACTAGACAAATATTATGTAGATACCATCAAAGAAATGGATCTACAAGAACCTGAGTTTACATATATCAATGATACTCAATTTGTAAGATCAATGCATAAGTGTATTAACTATATTAACTTTACTACATCTAAACATTTAAGAATACCCTATGAAATGATTATAGGTCAGGCTGCCTTAGAGTCTGGTTGGGGTAAAAGTAGATTTGCCACAGAAGGTAATAATCTATTTGGTATTAGAACATGGACAGAAACATCACCACATCTATTACCTATTGGTGTTGAGGAATGGCCTGGATGGGGTGTTAAAGTATTCGCTAGTAAATGTGATAGTGTAAAATACTATGTTGATTTACTGAACAACCACTCAGCATATGAAAATTTTAGAAAAACGAGAGAGGTCACTAAAGACCCTATAAAATTAATTAAAACATTAGACAAATTCTCTACCACTAAAGACTATGATAAGAGAGTGATAAGAATGATTAATATAATAAGAAAAATGGAGGAGAAATAATGGCAAAACATAAATGCTCAGTATGTGTGAAATCTTTTACACACGATAAGACAAAGACATTAGTAGGTAAGTTAGGACCTATACCGGTTCAATTTTGTGAACCTTGTTTTAAAAAGGTTATGAAGAAAGATGATTTACCTTTGAAGGATACAAGATAAATGGAATCCAAAGATATATCAAAGAAACATTTTTACCTTTCAATAAGTAAATCTGTTTTAAGATTAGTAGCTTGTTATGTGTTATGGGTAACTAATGATGTACTTTTAATGTTTGTTGGAGTGTTATTCGGTCTAGCAGAGATACTAGGAATAGCAGAGGAGATATAAGCAATATGAATAAATTAACACCAGATACAATGAAAGATATGAACGAAATGAAAAGAATATTAAATGCTGAAAGAGCGTGTAAGAATGCTACGACCGATTGGGGAAAGAACTATTGGTATAATACATTTAAAAAATTATGCGAAAAGTATAATCGAATAACATACTTCAATAATGTTAGAGGTGATTAATAAGAATGATGGAGAAAAAAGACATAGAAGAATACCATAACATGATTGAAAGAATGACAAAAAAAACATATCAACCTTTACCAGATAATTTAGAAATTGGTAAAAGTAAAATACATGGTCAAGGGTTAATTGCAAAAGAAGATATCCCAACAGGCACAGAACTAGGTATAACTCATTATAGAAAAGGTGATGAAGTAATTAGGACTCCACTTGGTGGATTTATTAATCATAATGAAGAACCTAATTGCTTAAGAACACAGATAAGAATAGAACCATATTGGGATAAATGGAGTTTAAAAACAATACAAGACCTTAAAAAAGGTGATGAATTAACACTAAAATATATCATGTATAGGGTTGACAATGTCGATTAAATGTGATATAATAATGCAATGATAGATAATTTTTTTTATAAAATGTTTAGTTTAGTAGATGATTTATTCGATTGGATAGTAAATCTATATCCTAAACCTAAACCTAAAAAACCTAGAAAAAAGTAATGAATATTTTTTATTTACATAAAGACCCAAAGATTTGTGCTGAACAACACCTAGATAAACACGTTGTTAAAATGCTTATCGAGTATGCTCAGCTTATGTCAACTGCTCACAGAATGCTTGACGGTGTTATGTATCAAGGTAAAACAAAAGCAGGTAGAAACATTAAGAGATATAAAATGAATAATGCTAACGAAGAAAATACTATCTACAAAGCTTGTCATTACAATCACCCGAGTGCAATATGGGTTAGAAACAATATTTACAACTACAACTGGTTATATCAGATGTGGTCACACTTACATGATGAATTTAAAATAAGATATGGCAAAGATCATAAGTCATATACATTACTAAAAGACTTGTTGAAGAATCCCCCTAAAAATATTCCCCTAAATATTCTTTTTAATCAACCAACACAAGCAATGCCTGATGATGTAAAGAATGAAGATAGTATTATCGCTTATAGAGATTACTATGTAAAATACAAAAAAGATTTTGCTACATGGAAAACAAACACTCCACAATGGTTTAGTGAGGGAATAAATGCCAACTTATAGATTTTATAATAAAAGAACTAAAAAAGAATATACAGACTTGATGACTATTTCTGAAATGGAAGAGTTTATTAAAAAAAAACATATTAAATTATTACCACCTACACAAGTAAATATAGTATCAAGTGTAGGTAATATAGACAGTAAAACTGATAGTGGTTGGAAAGAAGTGCTATCAAAAGTATCTGAAGCTCACCCAGCAAGTAATCTGGCAGCACAATATGGTAAAAAATCAGTAAAAGATACACAGGTTGATAGAATAATACACAAACATAGAGCAAAGAAAGCTGGAAAGAAAGTATAAATAGTAGTATGGCAGATTTTGATTTTTTAGACGGATTTGACGCTGATGGTGATTGGGGTTTTACCTCGGTTAAACAGAAACCAGCAACAGAAAGTAAAGCAGATTCAGACGCTACAAGAGAAGTTGTTAAGGCAACAGCGGACGGTGTGGGTAAAGCTGTGTCTAGTGAAATCATTAATAGACTAGAATTAAAACTAGATAAATTATTAAGAGCAACAAACGAAACAAAAGAAACAGTTGTTGCCAAAAATCAAACAGAATTAGATATTGCTAAGAAACAAATGGATGATGAATATGATTTGAGAAAAGATAATCTTGGTAAAGAATATACAGACAAATTTAAAGCATTAGAAAAACTTATCATACCTCTATTAATCAAATTAGCAAAATCACCCGAGGCCTATATTCATTGGCCAAACAGAGCAGAAGTAATCGAATCACAATTGAAAAAGATTGTACAGATTACTCGTGGTAAATAATCAATAAAGGATATCAAATGAAGTTAAGCAAGAATTTTAGTTTAAAAGAAATGACTGCTAGTCAAACCGCTGAACGTAAGGGCATTAATAATAATCCCAATGACGATCAGATTACAGGATTACAAAAGTTATGTGAAAACATATTACAACCTGTTAGAGATCAATATGCTACACCAGTCACTATTTCTAGCGGATTTAGAAGTGAGGAGTTATGTGTTGCAATAGGTTCATCAACGAACTCACAGCACGCTAAAGGCCAGGCTGCTGACTTTGAAATATTTGGGATTCCTAATGCTGAACTAGCAAAATGGATTATAGAGAACTTAGATTTTGATCAATTAATATTGGAATACCACAAACCAGAGGAACCTAATAGTGGGTGGATTCATTGCTCATACAAAAGTCCTAGCGATAATAGAAAACAAACATTGAGAGCGTTTCGTGATGATAAAGGTAAAACTCAATATGTTGAGTACAATCCCAACTGAACTCTTGGTATAGTTAGTAAAAAAGAAATCAACGATATGTATGCTAAAAAAGGTATTTAATGCTTGACCTTTTGATTAATATGTGATATAATATCATCTATGAATACATTAAACGAATATTTTAAAAAGAACCATCAACCTAAAACCTTTACTCACAAATCAGTAGAGAAACAACCAGATTTACCAACAAAAACTATTAAGGGTAAAAGATTTTATGTTTTACCTAATGGTCAAGAACTACCCTCGATAACAACTGTATTATCGGCAAGAGGTAATGAAGGTATCGCCAGATGGCGTATTTCAGTAGGTGAACAAGTTGCGAATACTATTATGAGGAATGCGGCTAGCAGAGGCACAGCCGTTCATACACTAACAGAAAACTACCTTAACAACGAAGAACTATCACAACAAGGAGTGTTGCCTACGGCATTATTTACTATTCTAAAAGGTGAATTGGATAAGATAAATAATATAGTAATGCAAGAAGGATCTCTTTACAGTAATAAATGGGGTGTTGCAGGTAGAGTTGATTGTATTGCAGAATATGATGGTAAGTTATCCGTAATAGATTTTAAAACATCTACTAAAGATAAAAAAGAAGAATGGGTAGAAAACTACTTTATTCAAACTTCTGCTTATTGTGAAATGTTTGAAGAACGATATGGCAAATCAATAGATCAGATTGTTATATTGATTGTAACCGAAGAAGGTTCAACACAAACTTTTGTTAAAGATAAGAAAGACTACTTACCCCTATTAAAACCGGCTATAGAGGAGTTTCATAAGAAATTTAAAGAAGATGGGAAAACTAATTAAAACTATATGTGGATTATTTTTTATATTATGTTTATCCAGTAAGTCATATGCAGGACCAGAGGGTTTACAAAAATATCCTTGGACACTACAACAAGCACCAATATGGTGTGGACCTTTAGATGTAGTTAATCAAGCATTAAAAAATGAAGGTTATGTTGAGATAGAAATAGCAGTTGGTAGAACAGCAGCATTACCAACAGGTGATGTCGTTTATGCTGTAATAACTTATGTGTCAACAGATACACCAGGAAATATTATAAGAACAATGGAAACACCTGCTCAACAAGAGAAGTGTATATTGAATGTGTTGTTTGATTATACGGTTGTTGAAACACCAGCACCGAAAACGAATTAATTGTTGATAAGAAGACAATAACTTTTAGGGACCTGGGTGCGATACCCAGCCACTCCACCATTCTAACAATGAAATTAGAGGGGTGGAAATAGGATCGACCATTAGGTAAAACTTCTAGGAGATTGATCGCTAACACCGTACTGTTATTTAAATGCTGACTCACAAGGTTTCGCATTAGCGGCTTAGTCCGCTAGGGGTTTGGTAGTTTTCCTCGCAACAGAAAAACTATCGTTTATTATGAATAACTATATACAAATATATAAAAATGCAATAGATGATGAGTACTGTGATGAACTTATTACTAAGTTTAATATTGACTCTAAACAAGAGACCTACGATCAAGGTCCTATGTCTTTCACACAAGTTAATCTCAATCAAAATAAATGGAAAGGTGATATAACTAAACTATCATCTGTATTCATAAAATATCTTGATCAATATAAGAATGATTGTATCATAACAGATCAAATGTGGCCGGATAAATATGCCTTTGAAGAAATAAGATTAAAGAAGTATTTACCTAATGATAAAGATCGTTTTGATCCTCATGTAGATTCTATCAATATTGAATCGGCAAAGAGATTTCTAGTATTCTTTATATATCTGCAAGATAATGCTAGAGGGGAAACTAACTTTCCTCAATTAGGATTGGCGTCACCTTGTAAAAAAGGTTCACTACTAATGTTCCCACCATTATGGCCGTGGTTACATCAAGGCATGAAACCAATTGATGAACCAAAGTATATAATTGGTAGTTATTTACATTATACGCTTGACAATTAGTGATGGATATAGTATAATAAACATATGACAGATACAATATTAACACCTAATAAGTTTGCTTTAATTGTAGAAAATATAGTTAAGGATAAGAAAATTAGTTATATAGACGCAATTTTAGACTATTGTACTGATAACGAGATTGATCCTGCAAATACCAGATCAATGATAAATAAAACATTAAAAGAAAAGATAACATATGAGGCACAGAACCTTAATATGTTAAAAGAAAAGGTGGCAAAACTACCTATATAATGGAGAAAAATAATGAGTGAAAATGTACATTACGATATAAAATACGGCACTAGTGCTTTACAAGTACCTCATGTCAATTTTAGAGTAAGAGAATTACCTGAAAGTATAATACAATATCTAAAGGATTTTAAAGGTTAATAGTGAATGGTTTTGAAGTATATAAAAAATATCTTGCGATCAAGCTTCATTTCACAAGTAAGAACCAGAGTTATGACTTCCATAAACACGCTGGGCGGAC